CTCATTGTGATATTGAAGCTTTGTCTTTTGCTGGAAAGGCATTGGATGAGGTTTTGGGAATTGAAGGATATCAATTTAAAGCTTTAACGGAATTTGAAATAGTAAAAGGAAATGATATTCTTAATCGAATTGATCCTTCTACTTCACCCGGTGTAGGTCACCCGGGAGAAAAAAGTGACTATTTGGACTATGAGAACGGCTGCATCCGTGATAATATGAAACAATCTATGAAGAAATTTATGGATGAAATTATTACGGATACTTTTGATTTTGATACCTATTACGCCTCTACTTTAAAAATGGAATTGCGTGATACAGTGAATGATGTGCCAAAAGCCCCGCGTGTTTTTCAGGCGGGTCCTTTATTATTGACACTCTTTTACCGGATATTGTTTGGAGATTTGATGAGCTATGTTTACACAACAAAATTTACCAATGGGATTATGATAGGAATTAATCCATTGGGTAAAGACTGGCATACTTTTGCTAGCAATATATGTAGGAAAAGTAAGAATAATATTTGTGCTGGAGATTTTAAATGGTGGGATAAGAAAATGCATGCTTCTTTTCAACGAAAATGTAATGTTTTCTTGAAACGAACTGTAGATTTGAACCTACTTAAATCTCAAATAAATATAATTTTGAATTCTACGTATACTGTTAGTGAAGTTGAATTAGTGGTTGATATGTTACTAGAATTGATAGTATCAACTCCTACGATACTATTAAATATGGTGATAATAACAACTCATAATTTGCCTTCTGGAATGGCTTTAACGGCTTTTTATAACTCATTAGTACATAAGATGATTTCATTGTATGTTTATGCAATCAGATGCAATCAATTGAAAATTAAGAGAGATATCTCAGAGTTTTTATTGAATGTTGATGATTACGTATATGGTGATGATAAACTTATGGTGGTTACTGATGCTTATAGGAAGATTATGGACCCTTTGAATTATGCAAATATAGTTCAAACGCTTGCTTTAGATTTTACAACGGCTGATAAGAAACCATGGGATGATGCTACTAGTTATTTGAATATCTCGAAAGTCTCTTTTTTAAAGAGAGGCTTTCTTGGACATCCATCGTTAGGACGATGGGTTGCTCCATTAGATGAAAAATCGATGACTAGTACATTAAACTATGTAACGGATGAATTGCGAGATGAGGAATTGGTAATTGTTAAATTATTAAATTTTCAAAGAGAAGCATTTTTACATTATGACAAATATGAAAAATATATGTCTGGTGTGAAGAAGTTTTTAAGTGAGAATTTGGATTATTTACCAGTTAAATTCCTGTCGAAAAATGCATTAATTGAATTGTATAACGATGATCTTTATGGATCATTAATACAATTTAATTAAGTGTGTGTGTGAAGTGACACTGCAGAATATTATCTGTCTAGGATGATGTTTTGCTTTGTTGGAGGTATTCTTGAGTGTTTTAGCGGACTAACAATCCATTTATTGTAAATCATTTATATTTTTACGAGTCATATAGTAGGCTATACACGTGGGGATACGTTATTAGTAATC